GAAGGAGTTCACTACTCGCTATTCTAGCGAGAGAACCGAAGAGATTTCCAAAGCAGAGGCTGCTGCTTTCGATGCACGCAGTCCTCTTGACGAGATAAATAAGTCTCTTGCTACTCTAAATGAGCGCATAGACACACTTGCTAATCCTACCGAGCCAGAGATTGGAGAGGAACTACAGAAGTCTGAGACTGCTGTAGAGATTCCTTCGACTGTGGATTTGGCTGCGATGACTTGGGATGAGGTACACCAACTTGCTGACAAGGCATTCAGGGTAGATTGAATAAAAGAGGAATAATGAGGTGAAATAATATGGCAAGAAATTACATACGCACGATTACAGACATGGAGCGCTATTACTATGGCGCTGGCAATGCAATGGGATATTCATACTCCGGTAGTGAACTACTGAAGGCTGACGCCCCAATGCTATCAACTACTGCAGGAACTTATCAGGCGATTTATGGCCGCAAGGTCTGGTCGCAACTGAACCAAGAGTTCAACGCTTTCAGCATACTACCCAAGAAGCCTTGGGACAGGAGCGGATGGCGTGTTGTTACAGGTAAGCCGAATTCAGGTACTCTACACGGTGGAGTTGCTGAGAACGCTACCCTACCCGACACGGTTAAGCCGACCTTCCAGCATGTGGCAGCAAAGCCAAAGACGATTGCTCACACCTTCGACATGTCGGAGACAGCAATCTTCCTAGCAGACAAGGATGACGGTCTTGGAGACATTCGACAGGTCCTCAAGGAGGAAATGGGTAAGCACCACGCTGAGATGGTCAACAAGATGCTACTAACAGATGTAACAACTGTGGCTGGCAACAACTTTGAGTCACTAGACAGGATTACTACTGGTAACAACCAGATGACTTCTGGTACACACTACGACACAAGTGACGAGGATATCTACTCGATAGACCGAAGCGCTAACACTTGGGCTTTTGCCGAGGATAATGCAGACAGTAGTAGTGCTAACAGGACTCTTTCACTAGACCAGTTGGACACTCTATTCCAGAACATCTGGGTACGAGGTGGAAACCCCAAGGTTATCCTAACTGGATATGACACACTAATGAGACTACAGCAACTGCTACAGTCCCAGCAGAGATTCATGGAAGAGAAGAGAGTTACCCCCACCTACAATGGTGTAAAGGGTGTGCCGGGTATGGAGGCAGGGTTCATCGTGGCTACTTACAACGGTGTTCCAATCATCCCATCCAAGGACATGCCAAAGGACGGAATTAGCAGACTATACTACATAGACAGCGATTACATACACTTCAGCACGGCGATACCAACTCAGTACTTTGAGTCTGGAATCGAAACTGGCGACCCGTTCGCCATCAACAGACTGGGCCAAGAGGGGCTATACCGAACTATGGGTGAGGTTTGGACCACTTTCTTCGGGGCTCAGGGGAGTATCCGTGACCTAAGTTGAGGTTCACAGAGGAATAATGAATAAAGAGGTGAAAAAGAAATGGCAGTAACATTTACGAGAAGCACAGGAAGCGGCGGTGTAATGACCGTCAACTTTGAGATTGACATGTATGCAGGAGCACTAATTGACGGCACACGCTGGCTAGATGGTGCAGCAGGTGCATCAGGGGCTTACCCCGGTAGCATTGACGGTTTCAAAGCAACTAACGACGACACAACTAATACAGCAGGACGAGGATTGAAATTGGTTGTTGGAACTTGCACTTTGGTGCAGGATAACAACGCCTTCACAATCGGTGGAGATGCCGATACTGTTCACGCGGTGGTAATTGGTGGTTCAGGTGTAGCAGGGACATCATGTTCCGTAGACGCTGGACTTGGGACTGGAATTATTACCTTCGCTTGTGAAGGAACTCTTTCTGGAAGTACAGGATTCATGGCAATTGTCTCTTGAGGTGAGTAATTGCCCCAAGTGAAATATCATGGACCTGAGTTCTGGCGCAGGTCACCTGATGTATACCACCCTGACTTCACAAGAGGTGAGGTTAGAGAGGTAAGTCAGGCTTGGCTTGACCAATGGCGTAATTGGTTGGTTGAGCCTTACTTCACATTGGAAGGCGATGAAGCCCCCCATGTGGATGCAGGTAATGATGGAATTCCTGACGCTTCTTGGCGTAGGAAAGAAATTATAACATGGCTAGAGAGTTATGATATAGAGTTGAGTGGAGGTTACTATACTAAATCCGCTCTTCTAGGATTGGTGGAGACGGCTTTAAGTCCAGAAGCACCTGAAGAACTAGAATCTCTAGAGGAAGAAATAGTCGAAATTGAAGCAGAAGTGGAAGCAGAAGTAGAAGCAGAAGTGGAAGCAGAAGTGGAAGCAGAAACAGAAGAAATAATGGAGTGATGATAAATGGCAATAGTTTTTGATAATAGACCAACGATAATCGGTAACTTGATGCTTGTAACAGGCACATGGGCAAATGGTGATAGCAGCGTAGACCTTTCGGGGTTCTTGGCTGATATTCTTCATTTCGATGTGACTGCAAATAGTGCTACTGAGCAAGCAAATCCTACTGGGTTTGTTGGAACTACAGGGCACTTTACAGAGTCAGGTAGCGACGGTGGCCGATTTATTGCAATAGGACACCGCAATTAAGGCGGTGAACTAAATGGCAGCAATTAGTGTTAAAGTGTACAGATTTGGCCCTCACGAAGTGGCCGAAGGCACGCTCGCAGCATCATTTGCGTCTGCGTTAGCGGCTGATAGCCTTACAAGTTCTAACATAAGACATTTTGAGAAAGAGTTAGTTCGTGGAGAGGTCGTTTATACTGTATTGTATTGGTCATGAGCGTGGTGATATGAATGGGTTTTCAATTAGAAACACTTGATGCAGATGCTATTTCACGCGCACAGAAACAAAATGTAACATTTTCTTCTTCAGTAGGAGAAGGTGCGGTTCTCAATACAGATAAGCCCCTTGCTGGTGTTACATCTGAACAACGCGCTCGTACTGAGCATGTAGCAGATGTCCTCAACATTGGTGCTGGTACTCGTTGTATGCATTGTGGACTTCTTCATTTCTTATGGAGAAAAGATTGTGGCGCTTGCGGAAAGCCTATGGAGTATAATCTCGGAACCCGTGATGAGGGGGCGAGGCTGTGAAGGTATTAGTGACTAAAGCGGCTAACCCTGATAGGCGTCGTAAGGTTCTTACTTCTCATTTTGGTGATGAACAAGAAATGAGATTATGGAAATGGGCTAATCGGTTTGCTGCTAAACAGGCAAGAGAAGCAGGTAATCCGGCATCTGGCCCAGAATGGGAAGCGATGCGGGAAGAATTATTCCAATCTGCGTTGGCAGACCCACAATCGCAGAATCTTATGGCGGTAGATTGGCCTGTACCTGAGTCTGAAGCAAGTTCTGAACCTGAACCAGAAGTAGCAGGTAAGAGCGAGTTAGAGGCTCTTATGGCACAACACCCACACCTCTTTGATGAAGCAGGTAATTTGGCACTTGGAGAACCAATGGAATTGGCGTATGACGCTCTTCTCAAAATGAGGGGAGTATAAACATGCCACAGGTTTTCAGCCCCGGAGAGGCAGAAACTCGTCCTTTGAATCCTGACGCTATTGTGTATACTACTGCTCAAAAGGTCGCTGACCTTCTTGATATAGGGCCACCAGAAGCAGTACTAGTCTCTGCTGATACGACCCTATCTGTGATTGGTGGTTCTGCTAACGATGTTGCTAAAGTGTACATTACAGGTGCTGATTACAGAAATATAGGATTCTCTGTAGGCGATTCAATTTCAGTTTACAGCGATGCTGACCCATTGGGGTTTACGGCGACCATTACAGAAATATCATCTACAATAAACGGCGTTGCTCTTGGGTTTGTTAGTGAAGGTTTGTCTGTTACAAATTATCAAGCGGCTGATAACACATATGTTCAGAACACAGAATCATTCACTAATGGTAGAACTCGTGGACTTACTAAAGATAAGGTAAATGCTATCATTAAGAGAATGCAAGATAGGATAGACAAACTTACTCATAATGCTTGGAGACCTTACCTAGTCACAGCAGAATACATCAATTTCGATACATACAAGCCGTATAGAAGGAGATATTACACCGATTATGTGGGTACAACCCCCCTTTTGTTCCGTAATGTTCAACAAATTTTGAGGCTTGAATTATGGCAAGGCGATGATTATCGTGAGATAGGAGCAGCAGAGGCTAGAATAAAAATTGATGATTACTCTGAATTATCTGGAGATTCTATTTATCTGGCTGCTGGTAATGGAAGCGTTGCTACTCTTACTGTGGGTACAGGGACTACTAACTGGCGCTCTGATTTTGATAAAGTGACTACTGCTCAGAACATTGTTGACCTCATAAACAAAGAAGATAGGGTTGGTAAAACAGCAGTAGAGTTTTCTCCAGCGTTTACTCTTGAAGGTAGCACAGATAATGTTGGTGTGCATAACGAGTTTCTTGCTACTGCTAATTCTGATTATGGTACTGGTATAGTTAAGATTACAAGTATGAGAGATACTATTGGTGGTGAAACTTGTACTATTGCGTTAAGTGACACTACTGGGCTGAGTGTAGACCAAACTGGTGATGTGGAAGCATATAGCGCATCAGTAAGTTCGACTACAATTACTCTTGACTCTGATTATAACACTAATAATTTTGTTGAGAAAGGTTTGTTACAAGTTGGGAATGAAGTTGTCTCTTATACAGGAAAGACTTCTAGCACATTTACTGGTTGTACTAATTTGAATGGTACACCACTTACTACTCTCAATACTGCGGGTACTCTCATGAAACAACATAAGTTCGCAATTGACCTTGTAGGGGGTAGCAGTAGTGGAGACAAGGGTAGACTCAGAGATTGGTGGATAGACCCAGAAATGGGTATTATCTACTTCAATAACTCATATCCTTTCTTTGAGTGGAACGCGATTAAAGTCGCGTACATACATGGTGAAAGATATGTTGCTAAAGCAATTGAGGATATATGCACTAAGATGGTAGCGATTGATTTGCTAATGAGTGATGACCGTAGCGTTCTCATTCCAGAAGGAACTCAGAATGTAGATTTGGCTAGCAAGATACAGTTGTATCGTGCAGATGTGGATAGAACATTACCTCGATATATGGAGGTGATTGCTTTTGAGTGACCCTTTTGATGATTTTCACGATTTACTTGCAAGTGAGATGAAAGAAGATATGGCAATGCAACAAGAATTGAAGGAGTTTTTCACAAAGAACCCAAGGGGGCATGTAGAAAAAATTCGCAAACATGAGATGGACGCTTCTGATTATTTTGAGGAAAATGGGCAGTTATTACATAAGGAAACCAAACAGGTGTTAACAATAAATCAAAAGAATTCTTTCACTAATAAATTGAAACATGTAATACTAAGTGGTGCTCTAGGCCCTCACCCTCTTTTGGAACAGTATGATTTAGTTTACAAGGATGGCGCGTTAATCACAAATAGAGAAGGATATAGGGAGGATTGAGTATGGTAGCGACTTTCTTGGAAGGTATTGATGTACTTCTTGAC